CGTGCCATCATTGCTTTACTACAAATGCGTTCAGACAAGCTCGTATCTCGTGACTATGTACGTCGTGAGATTCCAATGGACTTGAATGTAACTCAGGAGGAACAACGTGTTGATATTGAAGAGATGCGCGATTCTTTGCGTGTTGCTGTTGCACAGTATGCTCAGGCGATTCCTGCCCTCGCAGCGCAAGGTCAAGACCCTAGTGAAATTATCACCCGCATTGCATCTGTTATCCAAGGTCGGCAAAAGGGCCAATCGCTAGAAGCGGTTATCGAAAAAGCATTTACACCAGAACCACCTCCAACCCCAGAGATGCCACTTATGGCACCAGGTATGGAACAACAACTTCCAGCGGCAGGTGCGGCCCCCGCCCCAGCCTCAGCGCAACCTCCACAAGAACAAGGTGGTCAGGCCCCTGCTGCTGGTCAACGTCCAGATATAGCCCAACTACTAGCTGGTATCACCGGCGCAGCATAATCAGAGGAGGTGTAAATATGAACAAAGGATCACGTGCAGCAGCACCAATGTCAAAGGCCGTCGAAGGCAAGAAGGATACCTCCAAGCCAGCAGGACCAGGCAAGGTAGTACCATCAATGATGCCAGCAGGACGACGCGGAAACGCAGTCAAAAAGGGATAATACTTTTAATGGGAGGTGTACTGGGCGATGAAAGATGACAACTACGTTCCTCGTCCAGTGCGCTTTCTTGACTTTGTAGTTATCGGTGTAGGTTTCCTACACAACATAGCATCATCTGTTGAAACATTAACAGGTGAACTAATGGAATTATCTATTTACCAATCAAATCATCTTACTCAAACCAACAGGGCTTGGGAAGATATGACAGCAGATTTAGAAAAGTTAGAGGAGGACAAACAGTGAGTATGATGAATCCACTGGCTGGACCAGCAGGCCCAGGTAAGTTCTCAACACGTACCGACAATCTACAAATGGGTTCTACAGCATACGGTGAAGGCGTTGAGACGCAGGCTATTAAGTCAGGTGCTCCGCTTTCTACAACTCCAGATACACGTCCTGCTCGTGCAGGCGATGTACGCGATGCAGCAACACAGGCACCAGTAACAGAATTATTTGCACCAACAGAACGACCAGATAGCCCGATCACTTCAGGCATTGATATGGGTCCAGGCCCAGGTTCAGAAGCGCTTACTATGCGTCCACAGATGGTAGAGAAGTATTCCGATACATTGGCAAAATTATTGCCATACGATGAATCAGGTGAAATAGCGATTCTGTATCAGGATATGCTTGCGCGAGGTATGTAGTGGCGGAAAATAATCTTAAGATTGCTGCAGCTCAAGCAGGTCTAACTGCAACAGATAAAGATAGAATTGATTCACTGTCCAAGTCTTTGAATACTCATAAGAGTTTACTAGATATGCCAGCATCTGAGGCACGTACAAAGTTTCAGACTTTGCCTGCAGATCAACAACAAGCATTAAAGCAAACCTTTGGCACAGAACCAGAACAAAAAAAGCGTGGTTGGCTAGGTAGTGCTTGGCACTACACAGGCGGTGCTGTAATCGGCGCACTTACTGAGGTTTCAGATTTTACATCTCGTGTTTATCGTGCAGGTGCTATTGCTAACGAGCAGATTCCAATAGGCAGTGCTGAATACTATCTACCTAAAAACTTTTCTGTTCTCTCTGAGGCTTGGAAAAAGTCTAACGATAACGGCGAAATTGTTTTCAACGAGCCACGTATCAACAGTGCTATTAAGAAATATGGCAATAACTATGTCGGTGTAGCACAAAAAGTTTCTCAAGGTACTTCACTTTCAGATCTTATTGCAAATGGAACTGAAGCAGAAAAGCAGATTGCAAGAGGTGCTGCTAAAAATGAAGATCCACTATGGCAAGACGCTTACGATGCAGTCGTCGCAGCTAAGTACTCACCTGGTCGTCAACTTGCAAATGCACTTCTACCTGAATCACTAGAAGGCACAGGTTTTCTATACAAGGGCATTTCAGGAACTGGCGATGCTGGATTTCGTATCTTTGCAGATCCAACCATTATTTTTGGTAAGGCTAAGAAAGCCTACGATGCTTTTAATTATTCACTGATTAAAGTAGTCGGAGATCCAAAGAAATTAGATGCAGCCTTTACTAATCCAAAGGTAGTTAACTTTTTTAACTCTTACGGATCTGAACTAGATAAACTTGCTAAAGCACGCAAAGCAAAGAACCCTATTGCTGGAGAACAAGCATCAACTACTTTACGTCGTATTGCTCCTGAGTTTGGACCTGCTGCTATTGACGAGTTCGTCAAGGCTGGTGTAACAAATGCAGATACTGCTAAGGCTTACTTTCAAAACGGTATAGATATGAAAGCAATTCTTACAGGACAAGCTGCACGTAATACTCCACTTGTTCCACGTTTGACAGTAGCACGAAACGCTCGTGTAAAAGCCTTAACTACTGGAAACAAAATTCTTAACATTGATAATGTTGGACAAAAATTAGTACAGGCTTTATACGGAACTGCACCTCAATTTGAAGATATCCTCACTGGTATTACTACACGTGCAGAAGATATTGCATCCCTTGAAGGTAGAGTAGGACGCATTAAGGGTCCAGATGGTGCAGTTCGCTTTACTGAAAATCAGATACAAGGACGTATTGATCGATTTGCTCGTAAGTTTACAAAAGTAGCTAATCCAACATCTAAAGTTTTTGATGTAATGGGTCCTAATGCTACAGATGAGATCTATCGCACAGCACGTCTAACCAACTCTCGCTACCACAGCAGAATCATTGCTGAGACTTTTGCAGCAGGTGATGAAGGTCAGCGTATGCAGATTACTAAAGGTCTATGGAACACAATCTTTACTACACGTGGTGTACGTAAAGGTCAACCAGGAAAAACTTTTATGGAAGAGTTTGCAGGCAAGGGTTTAGAAAAGCGTTACGCTGCAGATATTGTTGTAGATGGCAACCGTCTTGGCAACCCAGCAGATTTTAACGGTGAGCAACTTGCTCTATTCCCATATCAATTATCATCATCTATGGTTATTCCATCTGTTTCAGAGTTGGACAGATTCGCTGCTCGCCAAGGATTGATCTCTAAGATTATTGGTGTTTCACATAACAAGACCGCAGATCTAGTAACATCTACTTGGTCGTTCTTAACTCTTGCAGGTCCTCGCTTCCCTATGCGTAACTCTATTGAAGATGATATGTTTTATCTGGCACGTGGTCGCAATCCTTGGGACTTAGTAAAAGGTAAATTGTTTTCTACACGTGTACGTGTTAGCAAAGGTATAGGCGGAGAAGATTCTGCGCTACAGAAGTTTAAGGACACAGTATTCCTTAACGTTCAGTCCGGAGAACTAGGTGCTGTAAACAAGTTCCTTCTTGCTGATGAACTAGAAGAGTTTGCTATAAAAATGAAAGCTGCAGCAAACGAAGATGACGTTCGCGGAATTATGGCAGAAGCACTCCTTCGTCGTAAACTAGGCTACAAGTTAGATCCAGAATCTGCAGAAATTCTTGCAGATGTAGCTAAAAATGGAAATCTAACTGATTTACTTTCCGAAGTTGCAGAAGGTGCCAAGAACGGTGCACGTGGTGGTGGACGCTATCAGAACATTGCAGATGATATATCTCGCTTTGGAAAGATGGAAGCAGTCACCGTTGATGGTAAAGCGTACAAACGCTCAATGGGTGATATCCCATTTACAAACTTTAATCCTGTTGCTAATGAGCAGGCAAAGGTCAGTTGGCTATTCCAACTTGGCGTAATGGCTAATGACGATCTAGGACGTATTGCTGTTAAGAACCTCAAGAATGAGGACGAAGCAATCAAGCAAATGTTTAACTATCTCAAGTCATTGCCAGAGCGTGACAAAGCTAGATTTCAGCTGTACTTCAAGGGTGCAGATGAATCCACACACGCACAGCGTGCCTTCCTTGCTGTAAATAATTTGTTCTCTAGAGCTGATGGAAAACTCAATGAAGAACTTTGGAGCAAGGTAGTAAAAACAGATGCAGATGGTTACGTACGAGTAACTGCTAAAGATCTACGTCTTGCTGATTTGCCAAATGATCCTAAGATGGCACCAACATTTATTTCAGGCCCAACGCTTGTACCAGTATCTGAGTCAGATAACTTTGCAGCCTCTATCTTTGATAAGGGCTGGGATGCAATGGGTGAGGCCAACGCACGTTGGACTCGTGAACCTATTGTTATCAACGAACTAATACGTTATCGCAAAGAATTAGACAGTTCTGGTTATAGCCAAAAGGTTATTGACCAACTTACTGCTGGTAAAACTGACGAGGCATACGCAAAGGCTTTCAAAGCTGCAAAGAATCAGATCAACGCACTAGCTGAAGATTTGGCCAAGGATAGCGCACTAGCATACGTTGATAATCCTGCAGTTCGTAGCCAACTTGCTATGTCTGCTCGTAACTTTGCACGTTTCTATCGTGCCACTGAAGACTTCTATCGCCGTCTTTATCGTACAGTTCGCTATAACCCAGAGGCAATCACTCGTGCATCACTAACATACGATGGAATTGCACACTCTGGCTTTGTACAGACAGACGATACTGGTGAAGATTACTTCTTCTACCCAGGAACTACAGCAATGTACCAAGCAATGGGCAAGGTAATGCAGTTCTTTGGACAAGAAGAGGGCATTAAGGCTCCAATGCCTATTGAGTTCAGCGCTAAGTTGAAGATGATTACACCATCTACCAACCCAGACTCACTGTTTCCTACATTTGCAGGTCCTTTATCTGCAGTATCACTCAAGGCAATCTTCAATGTAGTACCAGCTTTAGATAAATTTGAAAGAGCTTTACTAGGTGCGTACGCAGAAGATCAACCAATGATTAGTGCAATCTTTCCGGCACACTTAAATCGCTTCTTATCTGCAATGGACCGCGATGAGCGCGTAAGTCAGTACGCATCAGCATCACGTAAGGCTGCTGCATACCTAGAGGCTAATGGTCACGGTTTAACACCTAAGATTGATCCAGTAACTGGCAAGGAAATTGATTTAACTGTAGGTGAGTTAGAAGATTACAAGGATAAATTGGCTGCATCTACTATCACAGCATTGTTCCTGCGCTTCACCCTTGGTTTCTTTGTACCTGCATCACCTCAAACAACTCTTAAGAGCGAGATTGCTGTATGGGCACGTGAGAATGGCGAGACTAACTTCAAACAAACCTTTAATAACCTAGTCACAAAGACTGGTAGTTATGATAAAGCTATGGGTGAATGGATTCGTTTGTTCCCTAAAGAAATTCCATACACAGTATCTGAATCTGACAGCACGGTAGTAGCAATTCTTAGTGCTAATAAGAAGGCTGCCGAGTGGGTTAATGATAACAAAGCGCTTATTAAGA